GCCCTCCTCGCCGACCATATACGTCCCGCCCCGGGTGATGGGGCCGCCCTTGGCGCGAGCACCGTCAGCCTCGGGGTCCTCGACGTCTACGCCGCCACCCGTCAGGCGGGTCCACCACGCGGGCGGAGACGGCCACCTAATCATGCTCGACAGGTCGATGTTACCGATGGCCTCGATGATCCGGCCGGGGATGCCCCCCACCCAGCTCAGGAAGTCGTCGAATTGCTGCACCGCGCCGTCCTTGAGCCGCTGGATCAGGTTGGCCCCTGCCTCGAACACCTCTGGCGGTATTTCGCCAAAGAGCCCCCGCAGGAGACCCATCACGAAGTCAGAGTAAGCGCCCCACGCTGCGCCGATGCCGTCGAAAACTGCGCCGACAAGCGCGCTGGCCGCTCCGCCCCAATCCACGCCCGGGCCATCGCTGGCGAGCCATGTGGAGACGCCAGTCCAGATCTCCGTGAACGTGTCGTAAATGAACCCGCCGACCGCGCCGACGAGCTTGCCCACACCGGAGCCAATCGTTTGACCGACCGCGCCCCAATCGACCGTCACAGTGGACGCCCAATCGTGGACCGCGCTATAGGCACCAGCCATCGCCTGCACCAAGGCAGAGCCGAGGCCGTATGCGACAGACGGCACCCCGAGGATGATGTTCGCGGCTGCCTGCGACCAGTTGACGTCAAGCCCGCTGACGAATGTGGACAGCGCCGCCCACGATCCGGTTATTGCGGCGATTGCCGCCTCACCAACACCGCTGGCGATGGCTACCACGCCGCCCGCGACCGACGCGCCGACAGTAGACCAGTCGATATTCAGCCCGTCGATGTAGGCCATGAGCGATGCCCAGCCTGAGCCGATTGCAGCGATGGCCGCGTTCGCCACGTCCGCTTGCCACGCCCCAAACGACGCGCCCGCGCTGGCTGCCAGACTGCCAAAGTCCAGCTCAAGGCCGTCAATCCAAGTCGTGACCGCCGCCCACCGGGCAGACAGCCCGTCGAGCACGCCCTGAGCAATGGCCCTGCCGCTTTCCGCCGCCCGGGCCAGCGCAGCGCCGGGGTCGATTACAAGCTCGCGCCCGAACTCGATAGCGCCGACGACCGCCCGCGACAGGGCCGAGACCACCTCGGCCGCCGCAGAGCCCGCCGCCGCTCCCCAGCTCTGCCAGCGCGCCGGGTCGATGGGGCCTGTGAGGGCCTCAAACCAGCCGAGCGCGTCCTGCACCGCCGAGGAGACAGACGCCATAGCGGGCCCCGCCGCCTCGATGCCGCCAGCGAAGGCGTCGCGGAAAGCCGCCGCACCGGAGACAATGCCGTCCCAATTCTGACGCAGGAACGACAGCGCCGCGCCCACGGCCAGCAGCGGACCGGCACGGGCGACAAGGCTGATGCTCCGGAAAGCCCCGGCGAGGAGCGACAGCGCCCCGTTCGCACCGAGCAGCCCGGCGAACCGGAGGCCGGCCATTGCCGCGCCGAACCCGACAAACGCCGCCGCCGATCCGGCGATGGCCGTTGTGACCTCGGGATAAGCGGTCGCCAGCTCGGTCAGCCGGATGATCACGGGCGTGACCATGTCCGCCAGCCGCGAGATTGCAGGCAACAGCGCGTCACCGATGGCGATGCCCAGCCCGGTGACTACGTTTTGGAACCGCTGCATGTTGGCAAGGAACGTGTCGTTTCGCGCCATGAACTCGCGGAACGCGGACCCGGCATACTGCGATTGATCCGCGATCAATCCGAGGGTCTCGTCGACCAGATCAAGGTTCGTAAGCAGAGGGCCAAGTGCCCGGGCCTCGTTGCCGAACAGCTGCGACGAGATAGCCGCCTGCTGTTCCGCGGGCAGCTGCGCAATCCGGCGCAAGACGTCGGTGGTCGTCTCCACCGCGTTTTCCTGCATGGACCGCGCGACCTGCTCAGCGTCCAAGCCCAGCGCCCGGAACGCGGACCGCTGTGTGCTGGTGGCTGATGCGCCCCGCGTCAGTGCCGCGCCCATGTTGCGGAAGGACGTGGCCGCCACATCGGACTGCGCGCCCGCCGCCACCATTGCCGAGGCGAAGGCTGCCGTCTGCTCTGCCGTGAAGCCGAACATCGTGGCTTGCGCGCCTACGCGCTGCACCACGTCCAAAATCTCGGCCGCGCTGGATGCCTGATTGTTCGAGAGGTGGTTCATCGCATCTGCGAGGAGCACCGTCTCGTCAATCGTCATCCCGAGGGCCGTCATAAGGTTCGCCATCGACCCACCGGCCTGATCGGCACCAATGTCGAAGGCGACACCGATCTTGGACGCCGCCTCCGTGAACCGGATCAGGTCGTCCCCGGCGATGCCCGCCTGACCGGCCGCTGCGGCAATCTCCGCCAGACCGTTGACGGAAGTGGGGATTTCACGGGAGAGCCCCATCAGGTCGTCGCGGAACTGCGCGAACGCCTCAGGCGTGGGGAAGTCCACTACTTTGCGGACGTCGGCCATCGCGCTTTCGAACTCGGCCGCGGCCATCACCGGACCGCCGAGGGCCTCCCGCAGCGCGTAGAAGCCTCCGACCGCGTCCAGCACCCCGGCCCGTGCGTTATCCAGCGAGCGCCGATTGCTCGCCAGCGCCCCGTCCAGCCGGTCCGAGAAGGCCACCGGGAGGCGGTTCGCCTCGCCGATGGTCCGGGTGATGCCGCCCAGCGCACCCGCCGCAGCGCGAGCCGGGCCAGAGACCCGGTCGATCAGGGAAATGATCAGCTGAGACGTGAGCGTGGACATGGATCACCTGCGTTTTGCCCCGGCGAGACGCCGGGCTTCATTGTGCCAGAGGACGACCTCTGACCATGTCATGTCGTCGAAGGCGGTGATGGGGGTGTTGAGCCAGTGGGCGGTTTCGGCAATGACGGAGCGCCATTGCCGGGGGCCTTGGCCTGCGGGAAAAAACCGGCCACCACCTCCGACAGCTCGGTGAAGTCGTCGGCGTCCAGCTCCTCGACCGCGTCGTGCGACAGCCCGGTCAGAACCGACACCATGATGATGCCCTGATCGAGCTTGTCGGTGATGCCGTCCAGCGCCGCGTCCATCGCCTTGAGGTCCTTCACCTTGGGGCGGGTGATCGTCACCTCCGACACCTCGCGGCCGTCCACGGTGATCGGGAATTGAAGCGTGACCGTTTTTGCTTTGGGGGCAGTCATGGCTTACCTCACAGGCCGCCGGGGATGCGCAGGATCGACCGCTCATCCGCGTTTTGAGACGCGCCGTTGACGCGCCAGTCTGACGTGAAGAAATCCCAATACAACTTCTCCGCGCCCTCGAAATACAGCTCGTAGTGCATGATTTCCGAGATCGAATAGTCGAAGCCCTGCACCTCGCCGCGCGTGAACGCCTCGGGGCTGGCCGAGCCAAGGCGGCCCTCAAGCACGGCCTTGGCCTCGATCGCTTCACCGCTGCGCTTGTTGCGGATCACGCCGTAGGCTGTGAACTTCTTGCGGGCGGTGGCCCCGAGACCGAACTGCGCCAGCAGGTCCGGGTCCCAGCCTGCGAGCTTGAAGCTGGCCTCGAGCTTCTGGATGCCGACAGCGACCTCGATCCCGACGCGCGAGCCGCCGGGCTGATAGTCCTGAAAGCTCTCCTGCAAATTCGGGAGCTGCAGCTCACTCAGGGTCAAGTGCTTGGACCCGGTAGGGTCGTCGTCGCCGCAAAACAGGTTCGCGGCCTCCATCAGATAGATATTGCTCATGCGAGCGTCTCCTTGTGTGGCGGGTGGCGTTAGCCGGTGATCGTGCCGACCTGCGAGAGCAGCTCGTCAAGCAGCGCGTCGAGCGCCGGGCGATAGCGGGCGGACTGGATGCCGAGGTAACGCAGCACCGGGGCCTCCTCGGCCGCGAAGTTGACCACGAAGCGGCCCTGCCGCAGCTCCTCGGGGCTGTTCTGCGCAGGCAGGAACTTGACCTCGAAGCCGAGAATGTCGCCGTCAGCCTTGAGGTTGCGCAGCGAGGTCTCCATCGTGTTCAGCACGGCCTGAATGGTCTGGCCGGTGATGTTGAAGCGGCCGAGGTAGAACCGCAGCGTGCGCAGCATCATCAGGTGCATGTAATCCCGACCCCGCGTCACGTTGTAGAACCGCCAGAGGTCGTCCTCGCCTGCGTTGTCGGTGCCGACGAAGATGAAGCCGCCCTGACCGATGGCGCTTTCGACGCCCATCTCGCCGCGCAGCAGCACGCCGATGTTCGCCGCGAGGAGGCTCTGCCCCTCGGTCGCGCCGTCGGTAAGCGAGAAGTTGATCGGGCGCGACGGACCGACGATGCCCTGCACCGGCTGGTTCGCCCAGCTATGGAACGGGCGGCCTTGGAACTCATGGTCGCGCCGGACGCCCACACCAATGACCGCCGGGGAGAGCGGCTGCACCACGGTCACGCCGCCGTCCAGCACGCGCACCGCCGGGTCCACCGGGATCAGGCGGTAATGGGAAATCGTCTCGCGCCAGTCGAGCGCGTCTTGCAGGGTGGTCGCCGGGCCATCGACGACCGCGTGCGCCAGCAGCTTTTCGCAGATCGCCGGGAGCGCGGCGCAGACCGCGTTCGCGTCCGGAGCCGTGCGCTGGCTGGTGAAGCCCGGGGCGCACAGAAGGCGGGGGATCACGCCCAGCTCAGCGCCAGCGTTCAAGAACGCGCTGAGGCCGGTCGAGACGCCGTCGCCGACGATGTTGGCGATAGTCCCGGCCGCGTCCGCGCCGTCCTCGACGCGCACCACCACGACCTTTGCCGCGACTTGGAACGACCCGAGCTGCGCGCCCACGAGCGTGATGGCGTCGCGCAGGGTGCCTGCTGCACCGAGCGCAGTCAGCTTTGTGGTGTCGTCAGAATACAGGAACACCGGGGTATTCAGGGGGAAAGTCGCCGCGTCCGCGTCTGCTGCGGTGCCGATGATGCCAACGACGGACATGTCGCTGGCGACAGGCGGCCGGGGCTCATTGTCGATGCGCTGGATCGACAGCCCAAAGGTGGGTTCAGTCATTTTCGGTTCCTCCGAGGAGATAGGGTTAAAAAAACCGCCACGGAGACCGTGACGGGCGCGGGTTCAGCCGATGCGGAGGACACTTAGGTCGAGGATTGCGCCATCGCGACCGCGTAGGCGGCCTCAAAATCTGCGAACAGGCTTAGCGCAGCCAAATCATCGACGGATTGAGCCGCTTCGATACTTAGGGCGACCGCTCTTTCGGCCGCAAAGCAGGCTTGGACGTGCTGTGCGACCACGCTGGCAACAGGGGTGAACTCGGCCAGCGTTACAGTGACCCAGCCCAGCACCGACTTCCACTCAATGGTCGCAATCATGCCAGATTGCAGCGCGCTAAACGCGCTTGAGACCTGTGCCTGAGCCTCTCTGCTCGTGTTGATCGCGCCCCCGTCCGGCAGGCTCACCCCGCCGGTCTCTTTACGCCACCGCAAGTCCGCAAGCGCTGCAAGCTGCGTCTGCCGCACTTGGTCTAGGGTCAATGGGACTATCTCCCATCGCTGAACCAAATTGCCACCGGCGTCCCTTACCGGAGCTCGGGGCGCCGCATTGTGCGTGACGTGATTGTGGTCCGGGGGTGGCGCTGCTTTGACTGCCTCGAAGAACCTCCGCGGCAATCCGCTGCTTGCAATATGAGCGGGGAGGACAGGCCACTGAACCACCTCGCCGTCAGCATTTATCCGTGCGTATGTTTGCTGCATGTCTGCCCTCATTCGTAGAAGTACGCTGAGCCGCTTTTGGTGCCGAGGTCATCGTCGTCAGGAGCCCCGACCAAATAATACAAGCCAGAGACCGCCACCGCCTCACCGAAGTAGTCGCCAGCCGCCCCATCGCTTGCCCAGATGCGGCCAAGCTCAATCCAAGCGCCGCCAGCGTCCCGCTCGAACAGATACGCGCTACCGCTGTCTGTGCCCTCGTTGTCGTCGCGCGGTGCGCCGATCAGTATTCGGTCGCCGGAGATTGCGACGGAATATCCGAACCAATCGCCGGTTATTCCGTCAGACGGGCTAAGCGTGGCGACGTTCGGCCAGTTGCCCGCGCCATCGTGCTCGTAGACATAAGCCAGCCCCGCGCCGGTAGAGTAATCGCTGACGACGAGCCTGCCTGCGTCGAGGTCGCAGCGGAAACCGAACTGCCCGCCCAAATCAGGAAGGATCGCGACCTCTGTCCACACCCCTGAGACACGCTCATAAATGTAAACGTCGTTGCCGCCCGCCTCGCCTAGCGCGGCAAAATTTCCTGAAATCGCGCAGGAGGCGAACTTTTGCGAAGCCCGAACCTGCGCGATCTGTGTCCACACCCCTGAGACACGCTCAAAGAAGAAGGCACCCGCAGCAACACCGCTCGCGCCATCCTCGGAGCTCGTTGCCACCGCATAGTCGCCGGAGATTGCCACCGAAAACCCGAACCACGTCCGATATCCGATGCCGGCAGGGGCGAACTTTGCCACAACGGTCCATCCCGGTCCGGTGCGCTCAGCAAAGAAGACGGCCCCGCTGCTATCGTCCACCTCGCTGTCCAAGCGGTCGCCGATGATTGCGAAATCACCATCTATGGCCACATTCTCCCCGAATGAGCGGTCAGTGGCAGGCGTGGTGGACGCGAGGGTGGAGGCGAGCGACCACACACCAGAGGCGTTGCGCTCATAAATGTGCGCGCGCCCGCCCGGAGCGCCCGGCTCGCCGATGATAGCATAATCGCCAGAGACGCCGACCCCGGTCCCGAAGCCGTCATTAGCGGTGCCGGTCGCGGATAGCAGCTTCGCCACCTCATTCGCCGGGGCAAATGCGTCAGCTGTAACGAAGCTGATCGTCGGGGAATACGCGGAAGCACCCAGCGTTGCGCCGCTGTGCCGCGCACGCGCATAATAGGTGGTCGATGTCTCCAAGGTCCCGGATGGCACCACAATGCTTTCGAGGTTGATCGCGTCCGCTAGGCTCTCAAAAACGACCGCCGAAAACGCAGCATCCGTGCTCACCTGCCAGTCCGTCGAGGCATGGGTGTCTGCGCCGGAGGGATAAGTGGCGAACTCCGATGTGACCAGCGTTACGCCCGAGCCAATCTCAGTCTGCCCATCTGCAGGCGCGACGATTGTCGGCTGCGCGACGCTTTCGGCCCCGACCGCGAGCTGGAACGTCTTTGGTATCCCGTCGCGTGTCACCGTCATATTGATGCCGCCCTGCGGCTCGCCCGCATCGATAGTCAATGTGATGGTGTCGTCTGCGATGCTGACGGCTCCTACGTCAGACGCCACAGAATACGACGAGAAGCTGCTGAAATTTGTGATCAAGTAGTCATTGCTCGACCCGGGCGGCACGACCTTAAGGCCTTGGATGGCTGTGCCGACTACGTCGTCCTTTGTTGCGTAGACAATGCTGCCGTCAATTAGCGCGACGACCTCGGCCGCCGTGTCGACCACGGTGAAAAGGTCAAATACATGCTCGACCGTCGTGGCCCCGCCATAGGCCGGGACATAGTCAGCCTGAACACCTGCGTTCGCGTAGGCATAAAGCAATTCGTCGAGCGTGTCTGGATCGGTGGCGTAGATGCCAATCTCGCGGGCAAAATACCCGACCTCGACACCTATGTTAGTCAGGACAGCTCGCAGCTTTGCTGTCCCGTCGCCGATGGCGTCAAGCGACTGAATTGAAACGCTTTGCTGCTCATTGACGAGCGCTGTCAAATCCTCCGGCGCGCCCGGCTCAACCCCGTCGCCAAGAGCGAGGCGGGTGAATGTAAGCGTGTCGCCAGCCAGCGCCTTCGACAGAATGTCACGGCCGGATGCCGTGAGGATTAGGCCGGGGAAGTTTGCCATTTTAGGGCCTCATTGTGATCTTTGTCTTGGCGGCAATCATAGCCGCGCCGCCGATGTTTACTTGTTGCGGGGGGGCGTCCACAGACAGCCGCGAACGCAGTCGGATAAATGTGCCGCTCCGATTTCCGGTGCCGAAGTATAGCCGCCGCGTAGAGGAGCGCTGGATGCGGACAGCGACCAGATGGGAGCGCACCGGCTTTGCCGCGTCCACCAGATCAATCAGCTCGCTGAACTGGCGGTCGGCGCTGAACGTCCCGGTCGTGACGATCTTGAACTCGTGCGCCCCGATGTCCTCGTCTTGCCATGCCTCGACGACGTCCCCGCCGCCAAAGATTGCGTTGATCACAGACTTGACCGCAGCAGGTGTGCCTTTCCGCTTGTGGACAAAGATTGAGCCCGCGACGATGGCCCGCTTTTGAGCCTCCGTCCACATAGGGTCCCACCTGTCCACCGAGAATGCCCACGCCAGCCAGGGCAGTATATCAGCGGGGCACGTCGCCGGGTTCCAGAGCCGAGTGATCGGCACATCGACATTGCCAAGGCGGGCGGTGGCCTGCTCGATTGCCCGCTCGGCCTCGGTCGAGTGATCTGGCAACAGGCTATTCATCGACGCCCCCGATGGTCACGTCAGTGGAGACACAAAATGACGCCTCTGCGTCACCGATCACGATGTCCGCGGCTGGCGCAATCAAGGACACATTCTGGACCCCGGACTGGTGCAGCGCGGCAAATAGACCAGACCGCACGACGTCGCGGCCGAGGCGTTGCGTCTCCGCGATGTAGGCCGCAAGAGCCTCGTTTGCCTGCTCAAGAATGACAGCGCCGTCGGGCCCCGGCAGGACCGTCAACACGGCTTCGACGCTGTACGGGACCACCACCGCGGACTGCACAGTGACGTGATCCGTCAAAGGGCGAACGTCCTCGGCAGACAGCACATCAGCGACGGCCGCGACCAATTCAGACGAAGCCGTCCCGTCACCATCCCTCGCCAAAATGCTCACCACCACCTCTCCGGGCTCGGGGCTGGCGACGGACACGTCCAGCACCCCCGGGTCTGCACTCAAGGCGTGAAAAACGTAAGCACCGACAGGGCCCGCCGTGGAAAACCCCTCGAAAGAAAGCTGGACCCGTCGCCGCAGCTCGGTATCGCTCTCGTATGTCGGCGCGACGGGCGGCGACGCCGTGAGGTCGCCCGGGTCCAGAACAAACCGGGAGACGTCATAGTTTGCGGCGATCTGGTCTAAATCCGAACCGATGGCATAAGCCAACATCACCGACCGCGCGGCCTCATTGACCCGCTGTCTCAGCAGGAGCTCTCGATATGCGCAGACCTCAAGCAGCTTGCGCGCGGGCTCGCTCTCCAAATCAATCACCGGCTCAATCGCGGGGAAGCGCGCCACCAAGTCGTCACGCATCGCCCCCAATATAACCTCAAAGTCGAGCTCCTCGACCACGCTGGGCGAGGGCAGAGAGGACAAGTCAATCGTGCTGATGTTGCTCATGCGATACCGCCTTCGTCGATTGTGAGCCCTGCGTCGGTCGCGCTGATCACGAGGGTCCGCAGCCCGTCTGGCCTAGTGTCCCCAAGCAGGGCCCTCGGCCGATACTCGCCCGTGATGGACATGCGAAGCTCGCCTGAACGATTGATGCTAAGAACCTCAAGGCCCGTCACGGAGTATCGCGGCTCCCATTGCTCGATCGCCGAGGTAAAGGCCGAAAAGAAAACCGGAATTTCGGATTGATTGATATTCCGGCCAAGGATCGCCGGCACAAAAGAACCGAACCATTCTCGCATGATCCGGTCGCCGAACCGCGTATTAAATACGGCCTGCAATGACTGCGCGACATGGGCCCACCCCTCAATCGTGCCGCCGGTGGCCGCGTTGAGGCCGACCGACGGGCTCGAATACGTCGTTTCCATCGGTCAGCCCTCAATCACTTCTTTGCGCCCTTGGCCGCCTGCTTTGGTGCCTTTTCCGGCTCGCCGCCGGTCGGCTCAGTCGCCCCATCGGACCCAGCCGAGGCCTGCGTAGGCTCCTCGGTCTGCGCCTTGGGCTCCTGCTCGACAGGCTCCGGCTTCGGACCGTCAAGCGGCCGAAGCGCGCCGAGGCGGACCTCGTGCTCCGCCTGTTTCTCGGTCAGGTTCAGCACAGTGCCGACCCCTGTGTTATTGGTCCCGGCGACGAAGCGTCCGGCTTTCTCGGTGATCGCGTAGCGTGGCATCCTGCCCTCCTCTATCCTGCGAAGACGTCCGGCGAGCCGCCGGTGATTGAACCCTTGTCGATGGCGTCACCGACCCGGGCGATTGCAATTCCGTTGACGAACACGCTTGCGCTGCCGCCGATGATCGGGGCCGTGTGGGGCACGCACACATCGCCCACCAAGAGCGTGTGCGAGGCCGACGGGTCGCCCCGGCGTGAGACGCTGATGCCGTTGGCAAAGACGTTTGGACTGCCCCCGGCAATCGTGCTCGACCCATCGCAGGGATGGCCCGTTGCAAACGGGTCCCCGATCCTCGCGACCGCTGGCATTAGTCTTGCGAAAGCGGTGGCTTTGTCGCCGCCTTAACGGCCCACATTGCGGCGCTTTCGATTTCGCACTGCGCCAGAACCTTGAGGCGATACACCTCACCAGCGTGAGCTCCAAGGTTGTCGCTCGACTGCGGTGTGCAGTCGATGGCCTCGATCAGGTCGATCAGGTCCGCGGCCTTGCGCCTGATCTGGCCGACCACATCGTCTCCGGATGGGTTGAAATTGATACTTACGCGATATTCGCCCTTGGTCTGCATGGTGTTTTCCTTAATTGGGGTCAGTTGAGGTCGATGCGCGCGCCTTTGACCTTTACGCCCGCGTCGGTCATTTCGATGCTGCTGCCGCCCGTGGACAGCGTGATCTTCGCCGAGGTCAGCTCGAACAGCGTGCCGCCCACATCGACGCGGACCAGATCATCCGCCAGCGTCATGCGCACGTTGCCATAGGTGACGACGTTCTCGTCGCCCGCCGTGGACGGGCTCGGGTTGCCGGTGTGGTGCGTCAGGGGCAGCGCCACCGCCTGCTGGAAGTCGCCGGTCGGAGACATGGCCGTGAGCTGCTGGCCCACCGTCGGGGGCGTGTGGACGCGCAGAGCGCCAGAGAACTGAGCGTAGGGCACCCAAGGCGACAGGAACCGTCCCTCGGCCCCGTGGGCAGGCCCAAGGTCCAGCCGGACGCGCTGGCGCTCGGGGTCAACCTCGGCGACCGTGCCGTGACGCATGACCCCGGCAAAGCGTCGCTCAAGCTCAGCCACCCGGGAGACCAGCTCCACCAATTCACGCACCGCCATCGGGGTCGTCCTCCGTGACTGTGATAGGTCCGGCACCGCCGGTGATGATGGCCCCGGTCAGAGGAGCCGGATCGCTTGCCAGATCGCCGGCGGGACCAATGCCTAGCGCGTCTGCCACTTCCAGCGGCAAGCCCAGCTCCTCAGCCGCGCGACGCCACTCAGCAACGAGCTCGCCCTCTATCTCCGCCCGGATCAGGCTCGCCAGACCGGCCAGCGCCGGGTCCGCTTCCATCAGCCCAAGGAACTCAGCCCAAGCCCCCAAGGGGGGCAGGGCTGCCCCGCCGACAGGGGCGTCAATCAAATCGCAGGTTAGCACCAGCTGACGCGCTGCGAAGCGCACCCCGTTTTCGGCCGAGGAGCCGCGCCGCGAAACCTGCCGTGTGATGCGCGGGACCAGCTTCATCCACACCCGGCTCCACGGGTTGTCGTCTCGCGTCAGCGCCGACACCACCTGATGCTCGATCAGGTCCAGCGTCAGCTCCATCCCCTCGTCGGTGTGCGGAATGGCAATCGTGATCTGCCCCCCTTGGCCATCATCGGCGGGAACTTCCACTCTCGCGGCGATGGCCAGCTCGATCACCAGCTCGCAGCGATGCGCGCCGCTCCGCATGTCGCGCCCCTCGATTTCGAGCTCATGCTCGTCGGTGGTCAGGACAAGAAGCGGCTGCCGCTGCTCGGCGATGGTCTGGTCGATGGGGTCCACCGCGCTATCGAACACACGGTCCCCCGCCAGCGTGCGGCCGCGAAGGGCACGCGCCGCCGCGAGGCGCATTGCGAGGCGGGTCAGGCTCATGTCGTCGCGTCCTCCCGGACGAGGATCAGGTTCAGATCGCCCATGTCGGACGGCTGGACCTGTGAAATCGAATAGACCGGGGCGCCATCGCGCCCGGTCAGGGTCAGCGCGTCACCCTTGACGGGTCGCGCGACGAGCGCCTGCACCTGCTCCGCCGCAAGCCAGAACTCGGCGCTCTGCGAGGCAAGCCGCGTGCGGCCGGTCAGCTCGGTCCCCATAGACCTCAGCTGCTCGTCCGATGCGCCTGCGGAAAAAACCCCGGCCACGGTCGCAATCGGGCGGGATGGGTCGTCTGCGCGCTCCACATACTGCGAGGAGATGCGGGGGCGCAGGAACGCGACCTCCCCGAATGCGTCGCCAATCGCGCCGGAGACCAGCGCGTCAAGATCGTCAAACGGAGAGGCCATTTTCTATCCTTTCGGAGCGCGACCGATTAGGTGCGCTTGCCCGGGATCAGCACGCGCGGGCGTGTGCAGTATTGAAGTGCGTTCATCTGGAACTCGAGGTTCACGCCCTTGCCGTTGGGCATTTCCCACTGCTTGCCGTAAAGGCGTTGACCCTGCGTGTTGACCGTCTCGATATAGTCCGCCGGAGCGTAGACGGTACGGAACAGGCCGGGCACGCCCAGCGGGAAAATGTGACACTTGTTCGTGTCGATGCCGATGGAGCCGCCGCCGCGATAGTTTTCGAAGGTGATCCCGCCGAACTCGAAGGTGCCGAAGCTGGCCTGCTGGCCGCTCGCGCTCGCGAAAGCTGTCCGCAGAGTGGCCGCGTCCGCATAGCCCTTGTAGGTCTCGCGGACCTCAGGATGCGAGACCAGATCGTCGAAGAAGTTGTCACCGCAGAAGGCGTGAATGCCCGTATAGGGCAGGCCGTCGAGGATGGCCGCCATCTGGCGGACCACGCCGACACACTTCTTGCGCAGAGCGCCTTCGGCCGGGCTGGCGTTGTCCAGATCGAAGTCAATCTCAGAAGGTGCGCTCTCGCCGAACTCGGTGAAGTAATCGAACAGCACGTTCTGGTCAGCGTCGAGCAGCTTGCCGCTCTTGATGATGTTGAGCCGGTGAAACTCCTCGGTCAGCGCAAAGAACTGGCTGGCCTCGGCTGCCCGGTTGGCGATCTTCTGCTGCAAGCGCTCGACGGACACTTCGGAGCCAAACGCGCGGACCTGCTGGACCTCGTCTGCCATGATGGCGTCGTCGACCTGAAAATGCGGCACGCGCAGCGTCCGCAGCGAGCGGCCGTTCTTGCCGAAGGTCTGGCCCGGGCCACCGCGAGGGGTCGAGCCGATGATGATCTGGTTCTGCTCGCGGTCCCGCTCGATGGCAATGTCCAGCGTGTCGATGCTGGTGCTCGCGAACAGGCCGAGCTGACCGATGCGGGACGGAACATACTTGATTTCACGGAGGGCGTCCGTGAGGCGCATGACGCTGAATGCGTCCTGATTGAACACGTTGAGGATCGACATTTTGCTGTCCTTTGTCTTGCGCCGCGCTTAGCGGACGATGATGCCCGCAGCGGCGAGCGCGGCGTTTGCTGCGGCCTTTTCGGCCGGTTGATCGCGGTCCGCGTGGTAGGTCAGGACCGAGCCGTTGACCTCAGCGTCGCGCACGATTGCAGCGATGGCCGCGTCGGCCGAGGTAGCGTCGCAGCCGTAAAGAGCCACGGCGACGGCTGTCTGGCTGCCATCATCGGCGGCCGCTGCGCTGGCGACATACTTGCCGGAGGCGGTGACCTTGCCGAGCACGGTGCCCGGGGCGATCACGCCTGCCCCGCTGGCGACGGTGATATTGTCCCGCGAGCGCTGGCGGTTGGCCTCGCTCATAAGGAACTCGCCGGGATGCCGGCCTTCGGTGAGAACTGTCATTTCGGTGATCTCCTCAGATCAGTGCGGCTCAGGCGAACCGCTGATTTGCGTTTGCGACAGCTGCGGCCCAGCCGGACGCGGCCTTTTCGCCGTTGGCGCTCAGCGCGCCAGAAGCGTCACCCCCGAACTCGGCCTCACCGGCGGCACGCTGCTCGATGGAGCCCCGCGGGGTCCCCTTTGGCGTGGTGCTCAGGACCTTAACCGCCGCGTCGGGCGTCAGGTCGGTGTCGAACGCCAGCGACATAGCGGTCGCCTCGCGCCCTTTGGCCTCGTCGTTGGTCAGGATCGACTTGATCCGGGCCGTCGCCTCGGTGGCCCCTTGGGTCTTGCCCTCGACGCGGGCTGCGTCCATCGCTGCGCCCATCTGCGCCTCAGTGATGCCCGCGATGTCAGCCTGCGGGGCTCCGGCTTGGGTGGTCTTGCTCATGGCAAATCCCTCTCCTGTATTGGCCCCGAGGGCCGTGGGTGATTGAAACTCAGCGAGGACCGCGTCCAGCGTGGCGATGCGGTCAGCGAGGCCCCGGTCGATGGCGGCCTGCCCGATGAAGGTGCGGGCCTCGGTGGCGCGAATTGCCTCCTCGCCCATGCCGCCCCGACCGCGCGCCACAAGCCCGACGAACTGGTCGTAGAACTGCATGACCTCGCCTTGCAGGTCAGCTTGCACCGTGTCCGATAGCGGCCCGAAAGGGTTGCCATCGACCTTGTGCTTGCCTGCATAGATCAGGGTCGCCCGGACGCCCTTCTGCTCAAGCTCGCCGGAGCGATCGAGGTGCGTGAGGACGACACCGATGGAGCCCACGATAGAGGTGGGGGAGACGACAATCTCCGTCGCTGCGCTGGCGATGCCGTAGGCGGCCGAAGCCGCCATGTCGTTGACGAACGCCGTGACCGGCTTCTGAGCCGCCAGCGCCCGGACCTGCTCGGCGACGGTGAACATGCCGGTCGCCTCTCCGCCCGGGCTGTCAATGTCGAGCAGCACCGCCGAGACCTCGGGGTCTGCCGCCGCGTCGCGCAGCTGCGCCGCGATGCCCTCATACGAGACCATCCCGGAATAGGCGCCGATCCACGCGCCCCGGTTGACCAGCGAGCCGACAATCGGGATCGTCGCGACCCCATTTGCGACCGCGTATTTCCGCCGCCGCCCGTCCTCGCCCATCGCGGAGCCAAGGAACCGATTTGCGTCAGGGCGCAGCCCCTCGATCTTGGCTCCGTCCATAGGCAGCCGCCCCTGCAAGACCTGCAGGACGATTTCCGCCTTCGTCGGGTGGAGCAGCAGGGGCCGGTTGAGCACCCGCGACGCGATCTGCGTCAGCGATGGCCCCTCGGGCGCTTGCTGCGTTTGTTCCGTGTCGATCATCGGACACCTCCTGTCCCAATCGCGAAGCGCGTCGGCCTGCGCCCCCGCGACTGCGCGCACTTGGCCTCGTACTCCCTCACCAGCATCAGCAGCCGGTCAGGGTGCGCTTTGTGGAAAGTCACCGACCGCTCGACGCCAGAGGCCCCGGCTTTGAAGGTCACGATCATCGAGGCTTGCCCCGCGACGAGCTGCGCATAAGCACCCCGCAACGCGACAGCCGCCGCGCAGGGGTCGCTCTCGTCGATGCTGAGCGCCATCAGTCGTCCTCCTCGGGATCAGTTTCATCGTCCGCGGCGACCTCATTCGCTTGAGGACCGCCCCCGGCTGCGCCCATGACCTGCGGTTCCGGCAGGCCGTATTCACTCCGCATGGCGGCCTCTTGGGCGAGCTGTTGATAAACATCCTCCACATCCACGCCCAGATCGTTGCAGATCATGGCGTCGGATATGACACCGAGGCGCTTCCACACCTCATGAGCCTTGGCTTTTTTCAGGTCGTCGGCGGTGGGTCTTGGAGCCCCCCGCCACTCGGCGCGACAGGCTGCCGTGCGGTTGGCGAGGAAAGCCTCATATCCACCCGGGAACGGGATGCCGCCGGACGCCACCTCCTCCTCCAGCCACGCCTCATAAGCTGGCTGGCAAAAGGGGGCGACGATGTTTTCGCGCCGCGCCTTTGTGATCGCGAAGATCTCCGTCGTGGCCGCTTGAAGCGAGGAATAGGTCGCGCCCACGTTGTCGCCGGTGGCGCTTTCGTAGGTCAGCCCGAGGCACCGCGCCAGCTCACGCAGCAGGTGGTTCGAGAAGTCCTTGTAATCGGAGCTCGGGTGATTGCTGGTGTGGAAGTTGAGCTCCTGCCCGGGGAAAAGGTGGGACAGCCGCCCATTGATCCCGACGTTCAGCGAGCCGCCCTCATAGTAGCCCGCGACCATGTCCATATAGGCCTCCATCGGCGTCACGCCGTCGGCCATCATCCGCGCTTGCTCCTGCGGGGTCAGCAGCCCGGCGAGCACCTGCTCGGTCGGCTCGTCCGAAGTGATCGTCACCGCAAAGAGCGTTTGAACGATTGCCGCCATCAGCGTCGCGTCCGCCAGCTGGTCGAACTGCCGCGCGACCTGCAACGCGGGGGCCATCGGCGAAATCCCGCGATGCGTTCCGGGAAGCCCGTCGAACACATGGACCACCCGGGGGCGGCCTGCGCTGTCCCGAGCGCGAACGTCATACTCGACGTCATGCCGGAAAAGGTCCTTGCGGATTGCCCGGTAGCCGATGGGCATGCCGTCCGGGTCGGTGTAGACCCCGTTTATGAGCCGCTTCATGCTTTCGTTTTTGCGCGACAGCCGTTGCGGTGGCAGCAGGCGGACCTTGGTGCCGTAGCGGTTCCAAGTCCTGCGCCGGAAAGGCAGCTCGGCAAGGATTTCACCTGTCACCAGCCACGACCGAAACGCCGCCGACTGCATCTGACCAAACGTCCGCAGGCCTTGAATGTCGCACTCCTGAGCGTTTCGCGCCCAGAGCTCGAACCGCCGCTCCACCGTCTTGGACCACGCCGCCGCGTCGGCGGAGCTCATGCCGAAGGCTTCGTTTTCCGGGATCGCCTTGAGGCGCAGCCCGGTTCCGACCGTGTTGGCGACAGCCTGATCGACCGCGCCCGAGAGCCACCCGTTATTGTGGATCAGGTCGGAAACGCGCGCCGCTGCGTCGTCCCAAGCGTCGGCAATGTCGTCCTGCTGCTCACGCAGCGCGGGACGCCATCCGGCAAAAGTCACGCCCCGGCCGCCGCGCATGTATTGGCTGCCCGGACGGTCCACACGCCCGCCGCCCTCAGACGGGGCAGGCGCGGGAGCCTCCGGCGGAGCTGAAAGGCTGCCGCCAGATAGAGTGTCGCGGACGCGCGAGAAGATCGACATGCTTTCACCTGTTCAGTCTGCTGCCGATGCCGGCAAAGCGGTTACGAGCCCCACCTGCGCCACCGCCCCCGGGAGGAGGTGGGGGCGG